ATCTCCATCAAACATTATATCTATACCACTTACTCCTTGCATTTTGAGTAGGGATAATTTTACCCAATTCATTTGTTTTGTGCCGAAACAGCACACGGTGTTCTTTAGGCCTTTATCCCAAAGATTTAGGGCATCAAATATACCCTCTACCAATATTGCCCTGTTCTGTATTAGTTTGGGCTTGGCAGGACAGAAAGGCAACTGCACACCTACTGGGTAGATGTAATACTTAGGTTGACTCTCTCCTATCATATTATTACTAATCAATCTGCCGATTAGTCCAACAGTTTTACCTGTTAAGTCACGAATTGGAAAAACTATCCTTCCCTCAAATTTAGGCACATTCCAAGTAAAGGCTTGCCATATTTTTAGTGTATCTTTTCCTATATTTCTAAATGGAGCGTCCCACATAATTCTTTCTTCGGGCAGTTGAATACCAACTGATTCTGCTCTCTTTTGTTCTATCTTTTCTTTTAATTTATGTATTTTTATTTCTAGACTTGTTGCAGGTGAGCCAAAGTGTGTAAATATATTACCTTTGAATCCGCAAGAAAAACAATGCATTTGACCTGTGATGCGATCTACCCTTAAACTAGGATTAGTGTCATCATGCTCAGGATTTAGACACTTTATTACTGCGTCCTTACCTTGTAGTTTATAATCTATGCCTTTTTCTGTTAATAAGTCTACTGCAATCATAATATATATTATACTCGATTTTTAACTTTTTGTCAAGTAATATTTTTAGCAATCCTTAATGAAGATACCATCAACCATTTTGCCTTTTCTATCTTTTATGTCATCATACGCAACCTCTAAACACTCCTGTAAATTAGTACTGTTTCTAGCTGCGATATTGATTAAGATTACTAAACAATCTCCAATATCATCTTTTACATCTTGTTGTTTACATACACTATCAGATAGTTCTCCTACTTCTTGAACTAATTTTAGTACTTGGTCTTTATCGCTAGCACCATCTATAAGGTTTCTATCTTCATGCCATTCTACAACTTTATTTATTAAATCTATCATCTTACTCCTTTTTGGTGGAGGTGACAGGAGTCGAACCTGCGACCTACTGCGTGCAAGGCAGTTGCTCTCCCAACTGAGCTACACCCCCTATAAATCATGTACGTCTTCGTTTGTTTCTAGTGTTTCTTTTAACTCTGCTTTTTCATCGGGGTCCATTACTGTATGAGGTCCAATCTTTAGTGTCTCCCAATTTATTTCACTAACAAATCCTGCCATTTTAGCACTCCTCATTTTTTCACAAGTAAGTTTTATTGCATTATGTTGGTCACCCCAATGAGTTATCTGATAAGCAGCATCAACTGCATCATAAATACCTCGTGAAAATCTTACTTGGTTGTTATCATTTGTTTGAACAGCAGAAGCAACAAGTACATTTTCATCTTGTGCTAGATACTTTAGTGCTTTCGATATTTCAATCTGCTCTGTCCAATCATATTGTCCTGAACGACCTGGAGCGTTGTGACGCTTAACTTGGTTTAGATAATCTACTACAATGATACCTAAATCATCATATTCTGCTCGTTTCTGTCTTACTGTGCTAATAATCTTAGCAACTGTGAGGGCGGGGTCATAAACTACATCAATTTGATTTGTTCTCTTGAACTTCTCTCTTGTGAGAACTCTATGGAACTTATCAAAATCTTTTTCTTTCAAATAATTACTATAGTGTTCTTCCCCATTATCAAAACGAACTGACCACCACTTTGCAACTTTCTGCCACTCATCTTCATACAGATTTCTTTCAATCAATCTACCAAGAGGAATATCAGCACTCATACTAACAATTCTTTGTAGAATCTGTCGAGTGTCCATCTCAATAGTAAAGTAAAGTGCAGACTTGCCAGTTTCCTGAACTGCTCTTGCAATATTACAAAGTGTAAATGATTTACCTCCACCACGTTTAGCGCCGACAACGACCAAATCTTTGGGAGAAAATTTATAGGATAAATCATAATCTTGATTTAATCCTAAAGCTAAACGACTTGAAATATCTTCTTCCGAGTCGAATAGTTCTACTGTGTCCATAGCTTCATCTTCGTCTTTTGTATCGACTCTATCTTGAACTTGGACAACTAATTCTTGCAGACTGTCTATGTTTTCTTGTGCGTCTGCGAGTGTTACTGTGTTCTCTATATAATCATCTATGCGAGTGAGTATCTCTCCTTGAGCAAACTCATTTTTTAAGTAATCTAATAATAAATACGCGTCTACGTCAGTCTCAACTGACTCTATCGCATAGACTTGTTCTTGTAATTCCCTAGAACGAATACTTTGTTTTAAATCTTCAAAGGTGGGTAACGCGTGATATTTAAGGACATGTTTATCAATTAAACCATGTATTTTTTGGTAGGTTGTATCTGGTAGGTAATGTTGTTTTAAACGATTCCATGTCGCAAAGTCACCTTGCGACAGTATCTGTTTTATCAATGCACTTGCTAAAGTCAATTATTCTCCCAAATATAAGTGAGGCGAGGGCCATCACTCGTGATAGAAACCCTCGACCTCGAAGACTAAACTAGCCTATGTTTTTCTTTGCACTTCCATCATAGTCAGCACATCTCAAACCTCTTCTTGTTAGCATAGTTTTTACACCTCTAACAGTTTTTCCGATTTCGTCTGCGATGTCTTCAACTGACATATCTGAAATGTCTAGATCAGCGAGAACGTCTGCTTTACCATTGCCTTTTACATGTTCTTGCTTTGGTATAGCATTAATTTCGCCAGCTCTTAGTAAGGAAAGAGCTTTACCTCTGATTGAGTTTACACTTCTTCCTAAAGCTTCTGCAATAGCTTCAACAAAGTCACCATTATTTACCATTTCGATAAATGTTGATTCTTCATCATCACTATATGTTTTGACAGATTCTTGCTTAGGTGCAGGTTTAACATGCTCTGTTAATTGCATAGAAAGAATCTTACCTTGAATAGACTTAGCACTAAATGCTCCGTTTTCAAAATTTGATGCGATTTCAGCATAAGTATACTGACCGCTGTTATCTTGAACAAAATTGCTCAAAGTTGCTTCTTGCTCGTCTGAAAAAGACTTAGAAGCAGATGCTGAAGCTAATTCAACATCATAACCCATTTTTCTAAGTTTTGAAGAAACACTTCTTGAAGAAGTTTCTAATTCTTCAGCTGCGTTTGCAACCATAACTTGTGATACTGGGCTTTCAGAACCAACAAAATCTACTAAACTTTGTGTTCTTTCATCTGTCCACTTTGGTACTGCCATTTTTATTATTCTCCTATAAAATGCTTTAAATTATTAATTATTTGGACTCCTCGTTCTCGAGCAGTCTGTGTTTTTGCCGACTCAATCCCACTTTCATTAATGAGATGAGTGCAATCTTTCGTTAGACTTGATTTTACTAAATATCCGTAATTCTCAAGTACTTTTTGGGCATGAGCCTTTGTAGGGTAAGACATAAGTTTTCCTGTGATACATACTGTACCTTTGATTTCTTCTACTGCTTTACTTGTATATGAACTTGTAAAATCAAAAGGTAATAACTGTAAGTAATTATTAGGATAAAATTCATCTTCTAACCATCTAAGTAGGTTTTCTGTTGCCTTTGGGCCGATACCAGCTTCACTACAAGTTTGTGCGTTTATATCTTTAATGTGTGATACTACATTACATAATTTCTGTGTAGCGGATCGCCCAATCAACGGAATAGAAAAGGCGGGAAGTAGAGTTTGCAGGTCTACTGATTTTGACTTCTCAAGTTCTGCAAATACTTTTTCTCCAATCTTTTCTGAGCCTAATCTCATGGTTATCTCATGACCTTTTATCTCATAGAGTTCGATAATGTCTTCGACTTTTAACTTGTTAAGAGTTGCTGGTCCAAGACCTTTTATCTTTAATTTAGAAACAAAGTTTTCTAATTTCTTAAAACCCTTTGCTTCACAATTATCATTCCTACAAAATAATTGCCCATTTAGAAGTTCTAATATAGAACTGCATGATGGGCACTCTGTTGGAATTTCTATTGTTTTCATATTTTCTATTTATATATTATATACAAAATAAACCTTTTTGTCAAGAAATATTTTTGGATTTCTAGGATTAATCAAGGTTTAAATTTTGGTGTCTGTTTAGCCAATCTTCTGCTGTTTCTGATTTTTTAGGAAACCATCTTAATATCTTTGAATTTATATTAAAACACTCGGTGTAACCACCAAATTTAATTTTTGGTTGGTAGTGGTCGTCTGCAAACATATAGTGTAAAGTGTACTCTATATTTCTGCAATCATCATAATCGCCTTGCCAAGTTCTTTGTATAAATTGTTGATAGTCTGGTGTATAAAAATCTTTACTGGAGCCTCTTTGAAGAACTCCTTTTCCCACTTTGCCAGGTCTTGCTTTTGCAATTCCTACTTTTAAAAACTTCTCGCCTGTATCAGGATTAACAAATTTAATTCCGTATATCAATCCTGTCATTAGTCTTTAAATCTTTGTGAAAAATATAATCGTGTATAGAATACACGAAGGTATGCTGTGACTGTCATAAATGCTACTGATATAACTGACAATCCCCATGCACTTGTGATACCCCAAATTTCAATACATAACCATAGTATTAAATAATTTAAGGGAAACTGTGTAATTAAAGCACTACCTATACTAAAGGCAGACTCTTTATGTATTCTTATTGACCTTTCGTCTTTGCTAAAAAAGCCCATGTTCTTTTTCTTCTAACTCCCATATTCCGTCTACATAATTTTCAGCGGCTTCTTCTGCATAGCCTTCATTATGTTCTTTTATTAATCTTTGTCCTATAAGCTCTCCATCTATATAACACTTTACAACAAACTCGTTATGATATTTATAGACTTCTGCTTTTCTATTTTCTTTTATAAATGTGTGTAATCTGTATGGTCTCATTAATCATCTCTCCACATACTAATGTCTGGTGGGTCGGTATCATCAAAAAGTAATACTACTACTAGGAAGAC